GTCGTTGCTGCCACGACAGGCGGCGACGACTCGACAACGGTTCGTGCTTGGTTGACCAGTGCGATAAGTGTCGTTTGCACGGCGGCGCTGATGTTGTTTTCGGTGTTGATGATTGCCGCTTCGATGCTGTCCAGGATCGGCAAGGCGGGGTGCGCCGCGTTGTCGGCCTGCTCCTTTGCAAATTCGGCTTGATCGGTGGCAAGTACGCCTTCGGCGTCTTGTGCACTGGCTTCGGCAGCGTTCACGGCGTTTTGGGCAGACTTGACGGCAGCGACGTCAGCGTCAATTTGAGATTGTTGCAGTTCCATTTGGTTTTCCTTTACGGTAATAGTTGAGATACGGCCAAACTGGGGCAGCAAGGCCAGCAGATATTGTACTACCAAGCCTTGCTACTTACACCGGGATTTACGCCGCCTTGTTGTCCGCCTTGCTGTCCGCCTTGTTGTCCGCCTTGCTGTCCGCCTTGCTGTCCGCCTTTTCACCTTCTTTCACTGCGGGCTTCGGTTCGTGGGTGACGAAGTCCAGGTGGCCCATCTCTTCCAACTTGCTCAAATACGAACGGATGTTCGTGCCGTACAGGATCGACTTACAAGCAGCCTGCAAGTGTTCAATGCTGACTTCCTTCCCATCGTGGTGGTGTTGCTTGATGTGTGCCAAAACCTTGCCGCGCACTGACAACTCTTGCGGGCTGCTGATGCCCGTTCCGGTGAAGCGGATGTGCGTCGCTTTTGCACGACGACCGTCAGCGGGCTTGTGAGCGGCTTTGCGGTCGGCAATTGCCTTGGCACGTGCTTCGGCTTCGGCTTTGCGTTTGGCCTTGACAGCGTCGGTGGCTTTCTTGGCTTCGTCGGCCTTGGCTTGCTTTTCGGTTTCGCGCTGCAGCTTGGCGGCAGCAGCGTCGGATTCTTTTTTGGCCTTGGCTTCGGCAGCTTCTTTTGCCTTCAGTTCGGCTTTGGCCTTGTTGGCTGCGTCGCGTTCGGCTTCTTTTGCCTTGGCGCCAGCGGCGCGTTGCTCTTCCGCCGCCTTCCGCTTGGCTTCGCGTTCGGCTTTGGTCTTCAACTTTTCCGCATTACGTTCCGCTTCCTTCTTGGCACTCTCGACTTCTTTCAACTTGTTGGCTTCTTCCCGCTTGGCATCTGCGGCCTTTTTGTCGGCAGCGCGCTTTTCTTCTGCTGCTTTCAATTCGGCTTCTTTGGCCTTTGCCTTTGCGGCCTTTTCGTCTGCGGCCTTTTCGTCTGCGGCCTTTTTGTCTGCGGCCTTTTTGTCTGCGACGATCTTCTTGTCAGCAACGGCCTTGTCGGCTGCTGCTTTTTCGGCCAACGTCTGTTGCTTGTGTGCGGGTGCGTTCATGTTCGTTCTCCTAATCAGGTTTAATGGTAATCGGTATAAAGGGCAATGCTGTGAATAGAATTATGCCTGGGATTGAATTTTAAGGCAACCGTCGCCAGCAGTTAGTTTATTTGCTGCCGGTGCCTGGTGGGTTTCTCATAGCAACGGCAGCAAATTCATCTATTCACTTCTAAGTATGGTCACTTGCTCGATAGCGCGGGTGATTGCAGTGTACATCATCTTGGAGTAGTCGCTGCCGCGCATCATCTCTTCAATGATCAGCACTTTATTCCACTCAGACCCCTGCGACTTGTGAATTGTCAAGGCGTAGCCGTAATCAAACCCGCCGATACTTTTCATAGCTGCCGTTCGGACTTCATAGTCACGGTCAAACGAAAGAGGATTGAACTTCGCTGTGCGCCGTTTGCCGTCAGTCAACGACTTCAAGTCAACCACCATGGTGCAGTCGTCACTGTCGTCGCGCTCCTCTGAGCCAACCTCCCGATATCCAAAGACGATGCCTTGTTCCCCGTTCATAATTCCGTATCCGTGCTGGTTAAAAGTGCAGACAATCTTTTCACCAACTTGCGGCAAATCGCCTGAGAATCCAAGCAGAGAGCGCATACGCGTGTTTGTCCGGGTGCGCGTATTGTTGAATGAACAAATCACCTGCCCATCCTCTCCCGCGTGATCGATATAGTCTTGATTCGTCAGCGCCGCCCGTACCCGAACATCAGCATACTCCCGTAGAGGCAAGCGGCTGCCGTTACGAACGAACATAGACGCCCGAACGATATTTGATTCGGCCTCCTGCCGCATTATGTCGGTCAGCAGAACGTCCACATTGGCTTCGGTATAAGCCGCTGCAGCTTTTACAGGCGGAATTTGCCCGATGTCGCCCAGAGCCAATACGGGGATTCCATGGCTGAGTAGTTGCTTGTTATCGTACTCGCCAATCATCGACACTTCGTCGCATACCACCAGCAACGGGGTTTCCTCTAGAACGCCTTTGCCGATGAATATCGGATCGCCTTCTTCATCCTCGCCACGGATATTGTAAATGAACTGGTGCATCGTCTTAGCAAGCTTGCAGCCCTTCTGGCGAAGTCGGCTAGCGGCCTTGCCGGTAGGCGCGATGAAGACGACGCGGTGCTCAGGCGCGCACAAAGCGGCAATGAACTTGGCCACCGTAGTCTTGCCGGTTCCGGCAAAGCCCGCCAGAAAGAACACTTGCTTGCGGTGCTTACGATCTTGCCATCCCTTATACCAGGCAACGGCCTCTGCAATGGCGTGCTTTTGTTGGCCGTTGAAATCGGCTTCGGTGATTTGAGTCATGACTTACCAAGCTTCGCATCTCGCACCGCTAGCGCAATATCGCCGTCCATTGCAGCGCGATAGTCGTTATACATCATGGCAGAATCGTTGCGCCTTTTGTCTTCCAGCACAGCTTTGGCAGCGCGGTATCCAGGAGTAGCGGCAAGGACTTTGTTGTGCGCCGCGACCTGATCCTGGTACGCCTTGATGTCAACCAGCAGTTGCAAGCGCTCTTCATGAACCATCTGGTCTTCGGTCGGCACGTAGCCATAGAACCAGTTGAGAGCGTTGTTGACAAAGACCGCGATCTTCTTGACACGCGGCAGCTGGACGTTTTGATACGGCACGTTGCGGATAATCCTGCTCATTTCGACCCTTTCGGCGAAGTTAGTTGGCACCGGGCAACGACTTGCACGGTGCCAGAGTCATACGCTTGCTGCCGAATCTCAGCAACAAGCTTGTTGGCCTTGATAGTGGCCTCTTTCGCGGCAGCGGTGCAAGCCGATTCGGTCGGGAAGTGCCCTAGTTGATGCACATCGGTATAAGTTCCGGTGTGCAGGGTGAGGACGTAGACCGTCAGAGTAAGAGTGAACATAGTTGAATCCTTTCTATTCTTTCTATTGGTAATAGCGTGTATGATAATTCGCAACACGCGCAAAGGCAAACTATTTTTGTGGCGATTGTGAATTGTGAGTGCCCAAAATAATTCTCTTTAGGAACTAATAAAACCACAAACAAGGAGACTTATAATAGCCTTCCGATTAATCCACACTTAGAAAGAAACAGAATGGCGTCAAAAGAATTGCAAGCCGCTGAAGAATTCCTGAGAGAACTTGGCAGAGGCATATCGGATGAAGAAAGAGTTATGGCAGGGTACGCGTCAGAGGCTACAGTCCAGACAGACGCCACCGGCAAAAAGCAAAATTCTGGCTGGTGGCCCACCCCTTATAAAGAAGGCAAGTATATCAACGAGAATGCGAACTGCTACGTTTGCATCTCCTCTTCAATCAAAACGCCCAACCCCAAAACGGGCGAACTGCGATACTGGCGCGGCGAATCAAGCTTCGGGAACGGCCTGGCACTAATGGTTGACGATATCGGTTCAGGGAAAGGCAGCAAGGGCGGGCTGACGATTGAGCACTTCAAAAACATCTGCGAGCCAACGGCCATCGTAGAGACTTCGCCAGATAATTATCAAATATGGTACTTTCTGGACACGCCTGAGCCGTCGCTTATCCGCTTCAAATCGTTCCTGGGCTGCTTCGTGGCTCACGTGCTCCAGAAAGGCGGCGACAACACCATCAAGGATATAAGTCGCTACGGTCGCATGCCTTGCGGGATCAACAACAAACGACACAGCATGGACGGCCCGTATAAGTATCCTATTACCGATGCCAGGGGCAAGGTCGCGCCCTATCGTGTCCAAATCCACAGCGCCGACTATTCCAGGCGCTACTCCATAGAGGCGATTGCCCGCACCTTCGGCTTCGAGATAGTCCTGCCCGTTCGCCGTGAAATGGCTTTTGACGAGACAGAATACAAATTCGACGCGGTGTGGTTGCGTATGGCAGAAAGCATCCTGAGCAAAGGCAAACTTGGCGAAGGCTCTGGCGGCGATGTCGTAATGAACATGAGCGGGAAGTTCAGAATTAAATGCCCATGGGGTCACGAGCACACCAATGGCGACCCCTACGGCGCGTATTTCCGTGGCCCAATTCCCGGTGCTGAAGTGGAGTTTGTCTTTGGATGCGGGCACGATACCTGCCGCAAAAAAAGCCGTCGAACGTGGGCGGCATTCACTGACGAAATAGTCATCAACGCAATTACAACAGAGTTGGAGGATATCAACCGTCGTAACGCAAAGTAGCACCAACCTAGTCAATCAAAGTTAAACAAAGGATCGCAATGAATTCTAAAGTCTTGTATCTCAACATCTGCCAAATTCTGGCAACCTCTGATAATGCCGTTCCGCCTTGGCCAAAAGATTATGATCGGCCTATTGTGGTGCACGTAGGGCGATCAACCAATAACGACGCGATATCCAACATCACCGTGGAGTATGCCGGCGTTCGCGCAAAGTTCTTTTGCGGACTCCTATTCGACGGCACAGGCGACTACGGCGTTAGCGCCAGAGACTTCTTCATGCCGCGTGTGAAACTTTCCATCCAGCAAAAAGCGTTGTTGACTCTGTCGCTGCTTTATTTCCTCATCACAAACGGCAAAATCGACGCCACCACCGACTACTTCAGAGAAAAAATTTCCTCAGACATAAACGGAGGCGCGGGCAACGTCCTGGAGCAGTTTGATTCTATTTACCACCGAAGCTGCCACCACGCCTTGATCTTGGGGCGATAAAATGACAGAGAGTACAGGCAACGACAGCGGAACGACTGGCAATACCTCTGAAGACGAAGTGTTTGACCCGTCAACTGCGGTAGACGGCGGCGACGGAGCCGAACTGGTTGCGGCAGACGCCGAAGCAAAAGGCGTCACCCTAAAGAAAGCAGAGTACAAAGCCAACATAGAAAATTATTTGGAGGATGTGAGGAAAGAGGCGGACATCATCGAACGCGGTCGGAAGTTGATGCAGGGCAATTTAGTTTCGTTTCCTGACACCAAGAAGACGGCTGACGGATACGTAGCGCTGAGTTCAGATACCAACC